CAAGATTTCATCCAAGACAGGAAAGACCAGTGGCAACGACCGTAAGATTATGGGCGAGTTCCTGAATTTCTGCCCGATAATATCCATCGAGGGTTCCAAGATGAATCAGTTTGATGTGCCAAGGATGTTGGAACAACTCAAAAAGGTCTATGTGGAACGTGTCGTGCGCAATGGCTTTGAGGACAGAAGTCTGTATAATGATGAGTTAATGAAACTCAATGATTTGGAGTTGCAAGAGTTCGATGACCTCAAAAAGATTATCGGTCAGACAAAAGCCATGCCCAAGACGAATCAAGTGGACATCAACAATCAGGGGCTGACTGATGAGCAATACGAGGAACTTGAAAGTCTTGAAAAGAAATCCAAGAAGAAAGGTAAGGACAAACAGCCTTTGACAGAGGAGGAGAAACAACGACTGGAAGAACTGAAGAAGAAAAAGAACAATCGGGAAGCCGCTATTTCCATTCTTCGGGGTATATCCATCCGTATGCCTTTGCTGATTTATGGAGCAGAGTTGAAAGACGAGTCTCAAGAAATCACCATTGACAACTTCGCTTCGCTCATCGACCCTCAATCGTGGGAAGAATTTATGCCTAAGGGTGTTACCAAACAGAAATTCAACAACATCAAGAAATACTATGACCCGGAGATATTCTGTGCAGCCGGAAAGCGTATCCGGGCTATGGCTCGTGCTGCCGACAAACTCAGCGTGGAGGAACGCATCGAGCGCATAACGGATATTTTCAGTACATTCCGTAATCCGGATAAGGAAACGGTGCTTACTCCTTGGCGTGTGGTGAATATGCACCTTGGCGACTGTTTGGGTGGATATAACTTCTTTGAACAAGGGTATGAAACCACACTGTCCGAACCTCGTTTCATTGACAAGGGTGAAGTGACCGCCAATGTATTTGCCGAGGATTCTCGTATTCTTGAAATCAACTCAAAATCGGGATTATATCCCCTCTATATGGCATACAGCATTTACCGTACACGAGTAAAGAACTCTTTATTTTCGGTGTCAAGTATCGAAGACGAACAACAAATCTGGGACAAGGTTGTCGCAGAAAACATCTTTGTCATCTGCAAAACTCCCATGGCAAAGAGCATCACCAAACGAACCTTGATAGGCTTCCGCAAGGCTAAGGTAAACACCAGATACTTTGAGGATTTAATCAATCAAATTAAAAACAAACCTGAACACTTTATCAAGCAGGTTGATAAATTCGTTTCAGAAAGAACAGGAATAAAGAATATGAAATTCAATGCGATAGTGGGAAATCCACCGTATCAAGTTATGGATGGAGGCGCACAAGCAAGTTCTGTGCCAGTTTATCAGTATTTTGTTTCTATAGCTAAAAAAGTTCAACCCAATTTTATTTCAATGATTATGCCTGCTCGTTGGTATGCAGGAGGACGAGGGCTTGATGACTTTCGTGCAGATATGCTATCAGACAAAACTATTCGCAGCTTGCACGATTATCCGAAAGCATCAGACCTTTTCAGTAATGTGGGATCAAAGGTGGATTATGCTATTTCCTAATGGACGCAAAATATGATAACATAAAAACCGCACCTACCATAATTTCTCATACAGAAACTGGCGTATATGCTTCTCAAAGAAGCCTTGCTCAGAATACCTCTGATATTTTTATCCGAGATGGTAGAAGTATTTCAATCATCACCAAAGTAACGGAACAGAGTAGTGAATACATCCAATCATTTGTATCACCATTGAGACCATTTGGCTTGCGTGGTTATTTCGTGAGCGATCCCAATTTTCATGAAACATCTGATGGGCTGACAACTCCTGTTGTCTGTATTGGTAAAGGTCTCAAAAAAGGGTATGTGGAACGTAATCTTGTTCCTTTGCACACTAACTGGATTGATAGATTCAAAGTAATCATTCCTCGAGCAAACAACATTGGCACAGAGGCTAATGATGACAATCTTAATGCGTTTGTTGGAAAGCCTAACGAAATTTGTACAGAATCTTACCTTTGCATATTCGCAGATTCCAATGTTTCGTATGATGAGTGCGTAAATATTTGCCTATATCTCAAATCTCGCTTTGCGAGGTTCATGCACTGTCAAGCGAAGTCAAGTCAAGATGCTACGGCCAAAACATTCCGTTTTGTCCCGACGCAGGACTTCTCGAAGGAAAGCGATATTGATTGGTCGCTTTCATCTGTTCAAATTGACAAACAACTGTATGTCAAATACAATCTTACAGACGAAGAAATCTCATTTATTGAATCAATGATAAAACCGATGTAAGCATAAACGAGGGCAAGTTATACTCTTGCCCTCGTTTTAACTCACTTTTCTTTTCGCACACCTTTAAACGGTGTACCATCTTGTTTGACATCCATAAAACGCCCAGTATCTTTATCCCTTTTTACCCATTGTTCAGTTTTGGGATTATAAACCTGTGAACGATTTCTTACTGCACCATTGCGATGTCCGTCTCCTGACGGTGGATTTGTTGCCATAATCTTCTTTTTAGGTCAATCTCGAATTATGCAGCCGAGAATGCACTGCTTAATATTATGAGTTATTTCCGTATATATGAACTAAGATCTTCTCCACTATAAGGATATGACTCTGTGAAGACTCTCATCTGTCCTTCAATACCATAAGGCATAATATATGGATAGAGAAGTAAATACTCCCGTTGAGGACTTGCATGTTGCGCATCTTTTGTAACAGGCATGATCATACATTTACCAGTATGTCCATCCACGACACCTAATTCCCATGGCATCCAATTACTTCTTCCAGCTTCTGGTGATTGAGCATAAATTAAAGATTTACTGCTCATTAATCTTTTCTGCAACCTTTTTGCTGTATCTTTATTTGTTTCATTCCTTTTCAAGTCAACATCAACAATGCAGTCAAAATATACTTGTAACCCCATTTTCGACAAAGTGTAATATATACCTTTTACAACATTCAAATCAGAAATATTGTATGAAAGGAATATATCAAACTGTTTATATAGAGATGCTCCTTGAAGATTATCGCTATATGTACGTTGCTCGTAAAGGGGAGTGCTATATGCTATGTTACGAAAATACGCCTCGCTAAAATACTTCATATTAGATTCTTCCTTCATTTACTAATCGCCAATAATACTTTCCCAACTCTGTCAACTGACATCCGGTACTATGAACTCCTCATTTATAGGTTTTACAAACCCTATACTCTGCAACTTTTGAAGTAATTTGAATTTTCTAACGTTGTTCGCATCTGCATAAGGGAGAATATATTCATGATTTACAGATGGGTCGTTCGTATCCTCAAAAGATGGGTCTAGAGCTAAATCGTTATTGGGATTTGTAAACAGGTTTGTTAATTCGCGAATAATTGACAATGATACCTGTGGCGTAACTGTACGTAATGGAGCAAATTCCGTAACATTAGTCTTGAATACAGGTCTTTGATCCCAAGGTCCAAAAGAGCGATCGATATATGCATATACACCGCCAATAGTAATGTTACCGCAATAATCCGATGCTCCGCCATTTAGCGCAGTACATAATAATTCTGTAAAAAGACCATGACCACCAGCTTCCATAGCAACTTCGTCTTCACGACAAGCTGTTAAGACTGAAACTCCTGTATTTAAAATGCTACCTACATCCTGAAGTTCGTATTTCCCGATATTGCCTGAGTGACAACAATCCAAAATGATAATCTTGTTGCGAACCTTGGAAGTGTTAACAATACTCATTATTGTTGACATCTGTATCCCCGTATAATATTGACCAGGGGTAGCTATATCTTGAGGCATAACAATTTCTGCACCAGTGCTATTCATATAGCCATGCCCAGAAAAATAAAAGAGAGCAGTATCATCATTTCCTGCAAAAAGTTTACGAATAGCATCCATCACTTCTCCTGAAGTCTGTACATTTGGCATCATTTTTACGCCAAAGTTAGGAGATCCGTCACCATGTCGTTCAATTGCAGCTTTAACGCTATTGATGTCCTCAATACACCCTGTCAATTCATTTCCTTCGGGATAATCATTAATCCCAATCAACAATGCCTTTTTCATGTAACAAATAGTTATAGTGATTGATAAATGGCGTAGTTACGGACAGCATTGGCAACAGATTTTGCATTCCAGCCAACGATAACATCTGCTGCATTTTTTACGATAGAGGATGTGCGTTCTGCTCCCCATGGCTGAACAGCAATGATAGGTTTGTTGTACTTCTTTGCCATTTCAATCTCTTTATTAATCCATTTGCTATAAGTGGCATAAACTCCTGCAAGAATGATAATGCAACTGCACCCCTTTACCTTTGCCTCTATTGCATCAGATAATTGTTTGTCTGTGCCATTTGTGTGAATAGGATCATTTTTAGGAACTGAATGGTTGTAAAAGACGATACCTTCCTGACGCAAGAATGATTCAATTTTGTCATAATCTGAAGAATATGCCCACGAGTGTGATATAAATATTCTATACATATCAATTAGCGCGAATTCTCTGGTCCTTCGCCAGGGTCTTAATTTCGAATTCACACAGCAAAGATATGGACTTTTTCTCTTACAAACAAACAACATGTGAAAAATTCACATTTACAATATAGATATTTGGCAT